ATCTTGTCCAGTGCCTCGGCCATCGCACGCATGTCGACAGCAGAGCCCATGACCATGCCGGCAGGGTCGTGGATCATCATGAAGGCGTTTTCCGGCATGACGACCTCGTCGCCCGCCATGGCGATGTAGGACGCAGCCGAAGCCGCAATGCCGTCGATCCAGACTGTGACCGTACCGGAATGGCGTTTGATCGCGTTGTAGATTGCAACCGCGTCAAAGACCGACCCGCCCGGGCTGTTGATCCGCAAGGCCAGAGGCGTGGCATCGGGCAACGCGCCCAGTTCCGCCAGAAACCCCTTTGCCGAGACGCCATAGGCCCCGATTTCGTCATAGATCACCACCTCCGCGCCCGTGGTCTGGGCGCGGATCGTGTACCAGCTGTTCATGCTGTCACTCCTGTTCAGATGTATCGTTGGTGCCTGCACCAGCGTCGCCGCCAGCATCCGGCAATTGCGCCGGTGTCGCTCGTGCGCCCTGCGTCTCGCCCGGACTGGTGCGGTACCGCAGACCCAGTGCCGCCACGCGGGCCGCGTCGGTCGCGTTTTCGCGGTCGATTTCCTCGACGTCGTAGCCCGTCGCCTGGACGACCTTGCGGCGCGAGACGATCCCGGCCTCCATCGCAAGCACCTGTGCCTGGATGTCTTTCAGCGGATCGACCCAATCCCAGCGTGGCGGGATCCAGTTTACTGGGCGGTAGCGCGCGAGAGACCGCGCGAAGTCCGGTATCTCCAATGCGCCCGACAGCACCGCCGTTTCCAGCCAGCGCGCCCAGACCGGACGGCAAAGCTGATGCGCGACAACACCGTGCTGCAACTGCTCGACGCGGCGGCGGAACTCGACCAGCTCCGCGCGCAAGCTGGAATAGTTGGCCTGGCGCACATCGCCGGTCACCAAGTGATAGGGCAACCCCAGCGAGGCCGAGACCGACAGCAGCGTCCGGTACTGGAACGCCTCATAGCCGCCACCGACATCGGCAGGGCTGGAGAACTTCACATCCTCACCTGGAAGCAGAACCTGCAAGGTGCCCGGTTCCAGACTGACGGTGGCACCGCTGTCGTCGGTCGCCTCGATCTCGCCCATCAACTGCTCTTCGGGCGCGGTCTTGGTGATGAAGCCTGCGAACATCGCCGCCGTCTTCTTCCGGTCCAGTTCGGCATCGTCATACTGGTCGAGCAGGAACAGACGCACCATGGCGGGTGCCACATGCGGCAGGCCCCGGATTTGGCCCGCATCGATGGGGCGGTAGATGTGCAGCACGTCCTCGGCCGGAACACGGACCGTCTCGGTCGTGAACATTCCTTGATCGGTGCTGTCGCCGGGATGGCGGCGGCGGAAGTGATAGGCTTGGCGTCGCCCGATGGCATCGAACTCGATCCCGCAGCGGATGCGATTGCCGTTGGCGGCGGCCTCGGTTTTCTCGAAGGGCAGCATTTCCGATTGCAGCAGTTGTAGTTGGATCGGCACCAGCAAACCGTCTTCTGCCCGGCGCGGCCGCAGTCGCACGAAGCATTCACCCGCGACGAACATCTCGCGCGCCACCATGGCTTGCAGGCCGTAGAAATCGGTCAGCCCGTCTGCATCCGCCTCATCGGTCCAAGCGAGCCACAACCGCTGCACCTGATCGCGCAGGGCCGGATCCTCGATCAGCGACGAGGGCTTGATCCCGTCGCCCACCAGGTTCGACGCAAAAGCCTCGCAGGCGTTGGCGGCATAGCCATTGGTGACAACCAACTCGCGCGACCGTGCCAGCAAACGCGGACCGCCCGAAGCGACCAGCGAGTTGATATTCTCCAAGGGCGGCAGCCAACCACGCAGCCGCCGCTGCGACATCGCCCCTTCCAGCCGGGCACGCACAACTACAGGACCGCCGGTTCCCCGGCGGCGAAAGGCATCGAACCAGCCCATGCGTCAGAGCCCCTTGGTGGTGATCACGCGCACCTGCCGGATGATCTTGCGTCCCTCAACAGTCGCGATCTCGCGGTCCAGCACCTCAATGGCCCGGTCGATCTCGGCGATGCTGCGGTAATCCACCGTCTTGCCGTCATAGCTGGCCCGGGCCACGCCGCTGGAGCGCTGCGCCGCCAATGCCTCGCGGCGGGTCTTCATCTCTGCGGTTGTAGGCATGGGGATTTATCCATTAAGTTTGAGGTGCCGCTGCAGGAAACCAACGCCAACCATGATCGAACCCGTCGTCCGCATCCGCATCGAACTTGAAGGCACCGACCCGCTGGTCTGGCGCGCAGTCGACGTGCCTTTGTCTTCCACCCTGATGGCATTGCACGACATCATTCAGGTCACGATGCGCTGGGAGGACGCGCATATGTTCGAATTCATCGTCGGCGACCAAGTCTATGGCGAGCCTTATCCCGACGACAGCGCCTGGGACCGCAAGGTTTTTCAGGCGAAGAGCATCCGCCTCAAGTCTTTGGTCGAGCGCGGGATCGATCGCTTCCTTTACGTTTACGATTTCGGCGACAACTGGCGACATCACATCATTCTGGACAGCGTCCGGCAGGGCGATGACAACACCGACTACCCGGCCTTCGTCGGCGGAACCCGCCGCGCACCGCCAGAGGATGTCGGCGGCATCAGCGGGTTCGAGGCGTTTCTGGAAGCCGTGACCGATCCCCGGCATGAGGATCACGACCAGATGCTGGAGTGGTGCGATGGATCCTTCGATCCCGAAGACATCGACGAGCGCCATATCCGCATGATCATCGGAAACTTTGCCGCACGCCGCCGAGGGCCATTGATGAGCCATCGCCGCTCCGGCCGTAAAAAAGAGCCATGACCGGGTTCGTCTACGTCCTCGGCTGTGATACGCCTGACGGCTATCGCACCTATGTCGGCTGGGCCCTCGATCTGGATCGTCGCCTCGTCCAGCATAACTCCGGCGCAGGCGCAAAATCGACACGCGGCCGGGTCTGGTGCCTGATCTATGCCGAACGCCTGCCGTCACGGACTGAGGCCATGAGCCGTGAATGGTACCTGAAGCGAGATCACCAGATGCGCCGCCAACTGGCACTGTCGGCGCAGGGAAACGCCTTCTGATCACCGCATGTAGTTCGACGCCACAGACCTGCGCCGCGCGGGGCTGCGCACCGCACGGATGGATCCCGCTGCAGCTATTTCACCTCCCCCGTCCGTCTTGCCGTCACCGGCCACCTGCGCCTCCAGATCTGCCCAGCGCGGCTCGGACCACCGGTCTGCCCCGACGATCCAGGCAGCGGCGCGGGCGTAGACCCGGCAATCCAGCGCCTCGTTGCGTTCGCGCAGCTTTTGCCATTCGAGCCGGGCGAAGCCGCGTTTGGTGCGCACGGTGACCAGTTCCTCGGCCACCAGCTGCTTCAGCCATTCGCTTTCTACCCAGTCGGGCAGATGCACCGTGCCGGGCGGGAACATTACGCCCTCGGCCAGTTCCTCCTTCGTCGGGCGCGGCAGGCCGAGATGGCGATAGGTTTCCGCCTTGAACGTGGACACCGCCACCGTCCAGAGCCGTGCGCCCCGGCGCAGGCGTTTGCCCGCGTCGGTCACATCGACATAGGTCGGGCCCGAGACCGGGCTTGACCGGTTGAACCCCTCGACGCCCTTGACCGGGGCAACCTGCGCCACCCCCTGCCGCCGCGACCAGGCATAAACCGCCGGAGCCTCATAGCCGGTGTCGATGGCGAGCTTGGCCAGCCGCAACTGCGCGCCGTTTTGATGGATCCATGTACGGTCCAGAAGCTTTGTCAGCTCCAACCACGCGCCCTGATGGTCCGGGCCGCCGTCGATCACGATGTGGTCGACCAGCCAGCTTGTCCCGCCCCGGCCCCAGGCCCAGACGTCGACCTCGATCCGGTCCTTCTGCACATCGGCCCCGGCAGTCAGGAACAGCCCACCCGCAGGGACGATGCCCGGCTTCCACGCCTCACGGCGATCATAAAGCCGCGACCAGTCCGGTGCTTCGCCGGTTTCCACCCATGTCTCGCCAAGGATGGTGTTCTTGAACGCCCGGATCGCCTCGTCTGAACCCTTCGCTGCCTCCCATGCCCGCACGATCCGCTCCCAGCTGAGCCAGCCGATCGGCGAATAAAGCGCCGAGAGGTGATAGCCGACGGTGCCGGGATCGGCGGCGACAGCGGTTGCCCGCCACTCGCCAGCTTCCAGCAGTGCCGTCTTGTGATGTTCGGCGATGGGCCGCTCGCAGCCCTCGCAATGATATGCTGCCGCCTCAGGCCGCCCTTTTTCCCAGCGCAGCCGCTCGAACTTCAGCCACTGGAA